TCTGATGAGGGTCCAGATTCCAAAGGCTATGCTATGCGGCATGGCTCAGTCATATTAAACATCCAAGAGAAGACTACGGGTAATGTTAACGAGGGTGCTCGATGGGCTTGTGACTTGGCTATTCAAGATGGTGTCGATCATTTCTGTTGGGATGGTGATGGCTTGGGCGCTCCATTACGTGAGCAGATAGCTAAGAGCTTTCAAGGCAAGGCAACGATTGTCTCAATGTTCAGAGGCAGTGAGAGTCCGGACCTGCCTGACGCCGTGTTTGCCCCTACTGATAAGCATGATGTTCACGGTGTATTGCTGGTTAAAGATGCGGTCAAGAACAAGCGCGCTCAATACTATGCTGAGTTACGGCGTCGATGCTTTAACACCTGGCGAGCGGTTGAGCATGGTGAATACCACGACCCAGACGATATGGTATCATTTAGCTCATCCATTCAATGCTTGGATAAGTTGCGGTCTGAAGTGTGTAGAATGCCTGTTAAGCCCAACGGCAACGGGTTGATTGAGTTATATACTAAAGAGACCATGAAGACACGATTCAAGCTGAAGTCTCCTAACCTGGGCGATAGCGTAATGATGTTGATGAGAGCAATAATGAATAATCAGCCACAGCCTTTCAAGGTTAAACCAATTTCTATAGCAGGCAGACGATAATGCTAGAGCTTACAGAGCTTAAAGAATTACATGATACCGGGTATGACAGAGGGCAGATTACCCGCGATAAGGCTAGTGATGACCTGATATTCTATTGGATAAGCCAATGGGATGATCAACTGTTAAGCGACTCTCAGCTATCCTATCGAGGCGAGTTTAATATCTTGCGTAAGGCTGGCCGGCAGATAATGTCAGACATCCACTCTAACCCTGTTCAAGTAGACTTTGAGCCTGTTGATCCTGATAGAGATGACGGCGCTGATATTATCGACGGTCTATACCGCAGCTCTACCCGTAACAACACCAGTAAGGAAGCCTTTGATAACTCGGTCAATGAGTCGATTGTCTGCGGTGTGGGTGCTTGGGAGCTAATCAACGAGTATGAGACTAACCGAAATGATCGACACCATCTTGAATAGCCAAGTCACAAGCCCATCGAGCACCCTCGTTAACATTACCCGTAGTCTTCTCTTGGATGTTTAATATGACTGAGCCATGCCGCATAGCATAGCCTTTGGAATCTGGACCCTCATCAGAGTGATGAATACTTAGCGCCTATTGGCTCAAACCCAAGCTTAGTATGGGCATCAATACAGGCGTCGAAGTGTTCAGCAGGTATCAGGGCATTCTCAACCTCATCGTTATAGTGACCCTTCCAGATATGATCGTAGAGATTGCGAGATAGATTCTTCTCATCCCACTTTCGCTCTTGCTCTAGTTCTTTGGAGTGCCAAGGGTTGTCTTCGTAGTTAATCCAGATGATAAGGTGTAGATCATCCTCATAGTATCCATCGCGTAACAGGTCGCCATAGAAAGGTTCAAGGAATCGCCGGCTAAAGGGGTCAGCACTAGAGCCAGGGTTAAGGCTAAACCACAACTCCGAACCTTCAACGCGGATAGTAGGGGTCAGCATCCTGAGTGAGTCTTCACTTAATGACTGCGCCTCCTCACCCCATGCCCGCTTAAAGCCATACATTGACTTGACCGCATCAGGGTTACGACTCAACCCTTTGAACTTAAAGACATCAGCACCATTCAACCTAATAGCGCTGTTGGTTATCTCAAAGCCCTCAAAGCCCAGTCTGGCAATCTCTTCTTTCAGTAATGAGTGAACAGAATCTTCAATAGAGTTTTGTAGCTCACGCAAACACATCGTCTTATCGCCGTAATCCTTGGCTTGTGATGCGAGTATATCCCCGAAGGTATTGGACTTGGCACCGGATCGACCACCGAAGCCTATCTTAAATCGTTTCTTAGTGGTGAGTATGCGCTCAAGCTTCTCAGGGACTTTGACTACCGGGTCTTTATCAACCTCAACATAGACACCGTTAACCTCTTGTAAGCATTTGATGAGTTGACCACCAAACTCGCCATTAGGTCGATAGATACCGTAGACAGTTTTTTCCTGATTCTGGAGGCGTGTTCTTAACTGGATAGCCTGAGCAAGTCTTAGACGGGAATAATGCTCGCTACTTTGTATTTGCGTCGATGTAGGCATTCACTTCCTCTAGGCTCCAGCTACTCATATCTGATACACCAATAGGGCCGCCATTAGGGCCGCTATGCTCGTTGCTGGTAGCCTCTCTTAATCCAAGGTCTCTAGCTATGATACTGGCATTCAATAGCCCAGCAGCAGCCCCTGAGAACTTCTGATCACGTATAACCTTGTCAACCGCGGTAGTGACCTCTAAAAAACCTTCTCTGGTACGGTAGTTAATCCAAGTCTGATCAGTCATGCCAAGGAACAAGTGAAGCCCATCAAGGGTCATTGCTCTCATTACCGCGGAAGGCATATCAATCACATCACCTTGAAACTGAGCTACCTTGTTTTCCCATAGTGGGTTTTCTTCTACCCACTCAAAGTATTCAACCGCGGCATCCCATAAGGTATCGGCGTCCTCAAAGATAGGCTTGCGCCCATGTGATGATCTTGCCTCCCAGAATCGATTACCTTTAGCCGCGGCCACTAGTGTATTACTCCATCATGTTTAATAGCTTTAACCCGGTCAGGCATTATGTCGATGATCATATATAACTGATCGCCTTCACCGTGATCAATGATACACCCAATTCTTAGGTGCTCAGTGGTGTCTAAGTGTATGCACTTATGAATCAATGAATGTTCCCACTCTTCCTGTATGTTCATGACCGTATAGTCGTTATGAATGTGTGTTGACTATACCATAGATTGTGTGAATGCTTAACAGAACAGGATTTTACAGCCTTTGCTCTGTAGGTGTCTGATCATTTTGGCCCGCTCTCTGTTGGCTGAACGTCCATTGCTAAACTCATAGGCTCTGATCTTCTCACCGGATTGAACAGTGAAGACGCCGTTATCGACTTTAGAGATAGTGCACTGCATTAGTAGCCACCGCTCTTCTTAGTACGCTTGCGGGCTTTGGCTGCCTTCTTAGTGGATTTCTTGTTGGTGGCTACTCTATCACCACGCTTAGGGCCTTTCATTGTGTGGGGCATGTTATACACTCACTGCGCTTGATTCTGAGGTTACGGTTAGCTCAGCATAACCATCACTTAATTGAGCCACAATGATGTCATCGACTGAGAAGGTGAACCGGGGGTTCATCAGGAAGTAATCAGCCGTTACGACTGTGGCCAGGTTGTCATCAGCCTGTATTGGTGTGAATGGTGAGGGTTCGTGGTTCTGGTCGAGAGAGACAAGCACAATAACATCACAAGCTAGCAATGGTGCTGGTGGAACCAGGCACACAAAATCCAGCCACGGGTTATATGAGGATCAACGGATACAGATAAGCAATACGACTGATTACAACGGCTTTTTCTCCGTATTCAATGTAACTACTAATACCTTTGATACCATAACAGCTTTCACCTCTACCCAAGCGGGCGCATTTGCCTCACTACCTGATTTGTACTACCACTTAGCAGCGGGTGAATCTATCGACACCCTGCGCATTGTTGCTGATGACGATAATATTACAGTTGCACTCGATAATGCGGGCGCGACAATAGAGAACATTCGCGCTTATGGTGGTGATCAAAACTACGGATTTACCACAGATGCTACATTGGATAATTTCTATGGAAGGCCTGGAGAGACATTCAACGTCAACATCACCATGTGCGACCCTGTTTTGCAGGACGGTGAATTAACACAAGCATGGTTCGGAGAAAACATATTCTCTACCGGTGATGGCGTATCAGCTACTTCCTGTCTTCCTACTATTCGCAGAGTTAAAGGCACTAATGCGGGTGATGATGGGTGTCAGTCAATATTAGGCTCACGCCCCACCTATGAATCGTGTGAAATGTCGGTAGGCGGTCAAGTTAAAGTCTCTAACGATGGTTTTAATGCTGAAGAAAATACGGCTTCTGTTGGTTCGGGTATGACATG